TATAATATCTTTGTTTTCAATATAAACATCTTGTCCGAGTAATGTGACTGTGGTTCCACCAATAGTTACATTACCATTTACCGTTAAATCATTCTGAATAATAGTATTATCTTGAATGATTACGCTGCCTGCTGGATCAAGAACAAGATTTCCCGATGAAGTTGTAATCTTATTTGCATCATCAGCACCGATTCTTATATTACTTGCGTCTATTCCACCATCAAATGTACCTATACCAGCAAAACTTGTATGTCTCCACTGCCTTGCACCATCACCTAAATCATAAGTATTTGACGCATTTGGATATAATCCTGAAGTAAACTCACCACCAACATTAATATTATCTCCAGTATCATCACCAAGATTAATTAACCCACCTTTAAATGTTACGACACCAACAAATTCACTATAACCTTGTACTCCAAAGTTTCCTCCAACATAAAGGTCACTTAAGAATGTACCAACTCCAACAAATGTAGAGATTCCTGATACATTCAATGCATCATCAATTGAGGTAAATCCTGTGGCAGAATCTAATATCAGATTTCCAACAGAAGTATCAATTTCATTATTTGTAGATACACCAATTCTTATATTTTTAATCTCTGCACCACCATTGGCATCAAGTAGTCCAGTAAGAGTAGAAATTCCAGATACAAATAAATCAGTAAATGCTGCCTGAGATCCAGGAACTGCAACACCTAAAATACCAGCGTAAACTGCACCACTAACATAAACACTTTTACCGGAAATCCCACTTGGTAAATTTGCTCCAATAAAGTTTAAGGTTCCTGATTGATAATCAAAGAACCACTCATCATCATTTCCAGAACCTGCTCCATATATTTGAGTGCCACTGGAGGCAGCAGATGCAGCATTACCTGGAGTATGTAAATAAACTTTTACAAGATAGGTAGAACCAATTTCTGGAGGAATCCAATCGGTAATATTTGTTTTCCAAGTTCTGTTAAGAGAAGAAGTTGTATCGGCAGCACATTCTACGGGACTTGAAGTTGGATATACTGTTACAATACCAGAGGTGCTCCCTGGCATAACTCCAGGTACTAAATTTGCTTGAGACCAAACTTTATCACCACGGAGAAGTAGTGGACTTGATATAGATTCATTGGTCGCTGCTTTTAGAGTGCCAGTATCTGTTTTAGCCCTACCATAACCAATTTTTTTCCAGAGATAATCAACCTTTTGAGTGTCTGTGATTGCCATTTTGTCTAAATTCTCCTTATGTTATGCTAAGGCTTGTTACCGATTGACCAGAAGCGAGAGCGATTCTGACTAAAAGAACATTACCAGTAGCATTACTTAAGTTTTCACTACCAAGAGTTAAAGTATAACTTCCACTCAAAGAGGTTCCGGAAGATATAACGTCACCAGGCGTATCCGCACATCCATTACTGCCATTACCACCTGCTCCAGTATTTGCACCTGGAACACCTGAACCTGCATATACAGTATCCGCTCTTAACCAACCATTAAGAGTGCTAGTACTATCTATACTTGTTCCAGGTGCAGCAATCCAAAGTCCAGTGATACCAGAAGATGTAATATTAACATTAACATTAGCAACTGCTTGTCTTCTAAATGCAAAAGTGAAATATTGAGTTCCACTTCTGTTAGATGAAAAATCTGGACCAACGGGCAGATATCCAGTTGAATAATTTACTTGATTATGAGTAATATTTCCAAGTCTTACAACTGCTTCTCTAGTTGTAGTAATTCCTGCGGGTGCAGAACCTTCAGAGTATGGATTGTTGGTATAGAAATTAGTTGAACTATTGTATGAAGGAGTATCTGTAGCAATTCCAGGTCCAAAATCGTAAATTCTCTTACCATCATCAGTGTAAGTTCCATTACCTAAACTATCAGAAACTGCAATTGCAAGTTCACTAATTCCACTTTGTGCTGCAGTGTGAACTTGGATATTAGTTCCAATATCACTAGAATATCCACTGATTCCATTTACATTTCTAGCACGAACCTTTACTCTATCAACTGTTCTTACACTTGAAGATGTGATAGGAACAGTTAAGTTACCTAATGTATATGCAGATGAAGTTCCAGTATTTGCATTTGGAATTCCGCCAGTCAACATACTTGAAGAACCATTTATCTGCGAGTATGTGTAATCACTATCAGTTGTACCAGCACTAGAGGTTCCTTCTTGATTTGTACCAGTGTCAACTTCTACAATATTTGACTGGTTAGTATAGGTTTGACCGACTATATTTGTAACTGTAACTCCAGAGAGAGTTAAACTTGGGGACCCAGTATTGTAATATGGGATACCAGAAACATAGCGATAAGTACCAGAAACGTTTTCTGCTAAAGAAGCTCCTGCAACACTAACAGTAGGAGTTCCTGTCATATCGTCTTTAACAAACTCCACAGTATTAGTGTTGCCTGTAGCACTGTGAAGTAACTGCATACTGTTTAAACCAGTATTCAGATTTGAAACTAACTTTGAAACCTTTGCTTTGAAACCTTTATATAATCCAGGGTAGAAGGTACTTGCAGCAAAGGTAGTTGTTGCTCCAGTTGAATTCAATAACTGATAATCACTTTCTGAAGTAATTACCAGACTTGTATAAGTTCCAGAATCATCTCCACTTGTTAGTGTTGTTGAACCATCCGAAGAACCATTTACGTTTGCAGTAAGAGTTCCACTATTCGCATTATAAGCAAATGTGGAGATTGGTCCAGCTTCTGCACTTCCTCCTGTTACACGATTGACATCGTTTCCTGCACTTAGAACTGCACCACCAGTGTTGTCGGTAAATCCAGAAGCAAGTTTTGGACTTGTGCCTACGCTAGTAACATTTGTTAGAGTTTTGCTGCTTAATCCGTCAGGTGCTGCAGGTGAATCATCATAAACCTTAAGTGCTACAGTACCAGTGGCAGGAATAACACCTGGATTTGCGGTGTTATGCGAGTTTAGAGTTAATGTGAGAGTATCAGTACCAGTTGAACTATTTGTGCCCTGACTCCAAGTGTGTTGAAGTCTTGCTGCACCTGCACCTGCTCCACCAGATGCTGAATCGTTTGCAATTGAGTCATTTGAGGAACCATCTCCCCAACCCATCGTATAATCAACTGTTGCGCCCGATGTATTTGTTGTATTATTGTCTAAGTAAAGAGATTCTCCCTCAACAACATATAAGTCATTACCTGAAAGAGCACTTCCGCCACTAGAACCTCTGTATAATGCAAATCCAACTACTGGATTTGGTGTGTAAAGAGTGATGTAATCTGTCTTAGAGGTTGTGAACGAACTTCCCGCACCTACTCCTGTATTATTCTTTGCAGTTAATGTGATTGAGAACAATCCGCCATTAGCATCACTATAGGTGTGGGGGATAGATGCCGATGAATAGTTGGATGTTGTTGTACCGTCTCCCCAATCGACATCATAACGGTTAGCATTTCCAGAACTTGTAACCGTTAGTGTCACTGCAAGTGGAGAACCTCCTGCAAGAGTATTGGAAGAAAAGTCTACATTAGTAACCGCAGTGTTTCTTATGATATTGAATGCGAGTTCATTTAAGTCATCAATACTATCAACAATTTTTGTTGAAGTTGTAAGAGTATTAAGTGCCCCATTACTAGTAATACTAGAATCTGTAGGAGTTCCTAACGTTAACGCACCACCTTCACCATAATAGTTTGTTGCGGTTACAACTCCAGATACAGAAACACTGGGGAATTGGTTAGACCAAGTTAATTCCCCAGTTGAATTTGTTTTTAAGAAGTAAGAACCAGCAGGATTTTCTGGAAAAGTGTATGTTGTGATTCCAGAGAGAGTGTTCGGAGCTTTAAAGGAAATATGATTTGTTCCGTCTTTATCTACAAGATTTAAGCGGAGAGAAGTACTTGCATCTTCTCTTCCCCAATAACGATGAGAACCGAAGAATTTATTACCATTAACAGACGTGTTTAGTCCTACAAATAAATCATATTTGTCAAGTGTTAATGCAGGTTCACCTGGACGAAGAGCAGGAATAGTTGCCGCCGCCCCAATATTACCACGCTTAAACTGTAAGATTGGTGAAGCCATCCGAATACCTTTATGCAGTTTCCTAATTAATATTATTTAGAATATTTAAAATGTTCCACCATCAAGATTAATTTTATTATCTAGGTCAACATCTACACGATCTAGGAAGGCAGTTGCATATCCAACAAATCCAGGTTGTGTTGTTTCTGTAGATGCTGCTGCATTAAAGACTTCATCTGGATTTACATCTTTCCACTTACCAGAAGCAGCATCATACATTAAAACATACTTATCTCTATTACCACTTATCTGTACATCATATAATTCGTTTAAATTTTGTGGCATGATCTCTATCTTAGATGAAAGACTTACTTTGTAATTTTGTTGAGATAACTTGACGTTATAAGTCATACTGATACACTCTCCTCTACCATGGCAGTACCTTTTATAACTTTAATTCTCTTTTCATTTAAAGTAAGCACAACATCAAAATAATTTCTACCTGCTGTTAAATTTGCAGTTTGTTCTGGAGTCAATGTAAGTTTTATTGTTCCATTTCCAGAGGTAATTGTTTTTGCAAACTCTTCGTATGATGTTGAGGTTTGATGTTTGCGAATGGACGCATAAGTTGTTGTGAGTCCTGTTAGAACTGAAGCAGACTGATTCGGATCAAAAAGATTAAAAGTTGCCTCAAAGTGAGTTCCCTTCTCAATGACTATATTTGTAATCTCAGCAACTGCCATTTTTCTTGGGTATTTTTAAGTATTTATCTATCAATATAATTTAATCTCTTTGTAATATGAATTAGTTACTTCATTAATTTTTCTTTTTATCTCTGCTCTTTTATCATTGGTAATATAAACACTTCGAGCAAGTTCAACAAACTTTTCTCCAAAGTCTTGCTTCTTTTCCAGTTCTCTCAATTCATCTTCAATCTTCCAGAGTTTTAAATTTACCTCACGCAATTCATTCATATATTCAAAAGTAAATTGCGTGAGAGTATTTTTAATTTGATTCAAGTCCTCAAGTTCTTTAATGACATATTCATTGTTGGTAAACATAGACTTAATTTCAAGAATTGAAATCTTATCTAATAGTTCACCTACAGATACTGGAATTGTGATTTTCATAATACTTCCTTTACTCTATTTTGAATTGTTTGAATTCTATTTTGCCACCAATTCAAAACTGGCATATTATCTACAGGTTTTTCTAGTAGTGACTCACATTTATCTAATGCATCATTCCAAGTTTCCGCAAATACCCAAGGAGGATTTTCTTCATACTTAAATGTAGATTCAATCTCTTCCTTCGAACCAACGACAACAGGTATAGATCCATTCATAGATGCTTCATAAAGTCTAAAACAATCTAGTGACGAATTGCCTCTCCCACAAGGAACAAATATAGATTTAGAATATATCTTGCACATTAAATCTTTGGGTAAAGACTTTCCTACAAAGTGTTTTGGAATACTTTTGAAAGTATCAATCATTTTTTGTCTGTCTGTTTTAATTTCTCCAAGAAAAGACCAATGTAATTCTTTTTTCTCTTTGAATGATTTGCATCCATTTGTATATCCAAGAGGAATATGAATAGTATTTGGTGTGTAACTATATTGTGGGTGATGATATTGTCTTAAAAACAAATCACAATAATTTCCCAACTGATTGAACTGATGTAGATTTTCCGCAATCAATTCATCAGAAAGGCAAATTATAATTTTTGGTTTTGTTTTTTGAACAATTGATAATATTTGGTTATATGAATGTGCTCTTGATGCAAAAACAAAAACATCCCCCACATCATTTAGATTATGAGAAACTTCTCCTTTGGATAAAATGTCTTTTAATAGAAAGTCAGTTTCCCATAATCCATTTTCAATTACAATCTTCATAGATTAAATGTTGTTTTAATTTCATTGATAATTGTGGGATTCTTGCAAACCACACCTAAACCAAAAGAATGTTCAAATGTAAATTTAGGCATATCGAGTTCATCAAAGAACTTTTTAACTCCATACTCCTTTCCTTCATATTGTTCTACGCAAGTGTCGTGCATTAGAATAATACCATTATCAGAAACAAACTTACTCCAAGTTTCAAAGTCTTTTTTAACGTCTTCGTAGTGATGACTACCATCAATGTGAAGAATGTCAATTTTTTTATCCCAGGTTTCTGCTACTTCATTAAAATCACCTTTGATAAGAGTGACATTATCTTGAAGATGGAGTTTTTCTCTCTTCATATTTACAAAATTATATTGGTAAGAAGAATGTTCTCCAACAAAATCATCACCAACAAAGTTATCAACACCATAAACGTGACCGATTCTTGGAATAGCAAAGGAGAATGTTGAGAACCCATAATCAACTCCCAAATCAACAATTACTTTTGGATTTAAAAACTTAACTAACCATTCGGCAAAATTACGATGACCTGACCAAGCTGTTGCTGGTGTGTCATCAAGATTATTCAAGAAAAGATTGTCAATGGCATCAGTTCTTTCTTTGAGTCTTAATGTATCTGGATTAAATCCTGATGCAAATACAATAATGTTTGGATTTTGTGTAAGTTGACCGATTTTCAGGAGATGAGTGAATGCATTACCCATAGCATTTCCACCAATATTCATTGCCTCACTTACAGCATGGAAAGCATAATTAGATGCTTGTTGAATATTTTGAAGATTCACTAAAGCAATACTAGACATAATGAATACATCAATTCTTTGTGGGTCAAAATATGCTTTAGAAACATTGAGATACTCTTGACCCATCTCTAATGCTTTTTGGAAGTTCTTTACTTCAAAATAATGCTTGAAGATAAACCAAATATAATATGAATTTTCTGGATTATTTTGATACTCTCTTTCACAAATTGAAAGATAGAAAAGTTGCTTATCAATACTTGGTTGAATTGTTTTTGTAATCTTAATTGTCGTATCTACTGCAACTTCACCAAGATGTTCTTCAGTAGGAAGGAACATTGGTGTTTCGTGAACTGCATTAACCCAAGTATAGTTTTTAGTTCTATGAAAACGAACATGTGCTGTTTGACCTAGAGTTGGTTCTTCTTCTCCAACTTTATCATATCGTTCGTGATTAAATGCAGTAAATTCTCCAGAGATTACTTCAAAACCTTCAGGGAAAAACTCATCAAGGTCTTCATTAAAGTCCAGAGAAAAAGCCCAATCTGTTTTTACATAAGAAAGTGCTTGATTTCTTGCTTTGGAGAAATCAAACTCATCTCTGCTTTGAGGATGTTCGTGAACTTCAATACCAGCATCCTTAAGAAGTTGAACCGTATTATCTGTACTGCCAGTATCAACTACAACTGTATGAGAAAATTTCTTTGAATTTTCAATAAACTTTTCAATGTTCTTTTCTTCGTTTTTTGCAATAGCATAAAGTGTGATGTTCATAAAAATTTTTCCCAATCAATACAAGGTGATAATAAGTCTGCTTGACAATGTGTAGAATAACCGGGTAAACAAGAGATTAAATAGTTTCCTCTTTGATTGAGATCTAAAAACTTTGAATGGTCTTGTGTCGGTTCAGTATCTGTTGAATACTTCTGATGTATGTATAAGTCTTTTAAAAGTGTCTTATATTTTACAGCAAAGGTATTTGTAGTGGAAGGAACTGGTTTCCAATGAGAACTTTCAGTAATCAAAATCTTACTCATTAGTTCAGCATACATCTCTTGATACTTGTCTCTGTGGTCGTACAAGGTTACATAAGAAACTGGAAGTGTAAATCCCTCCATTAAAATCTTATCCCATTCTGGGCGGTGTACATAATCATCTTCAAGGAAATAGATGATGTCTTCTGAAGAATGATTTTGAGTTTGAATATATTCTAAAGTTTTAAGAAAACTCTTTGCTTCTCCTCCACAATTGATTGTATAAACATTCTGTTCTTGAGATAGGAAAGTATCTTCTATCTTCCCATAATGTTCGTCATAGATGATTGTGTATTTGGTGGTTTCTGGATTGAGTGTATTCTTAAAGTTTTGGAATACCTTTTCCTTATCCCACCAAGAAGGTCTCTGCTTTCCCGGACTTTCCTGTATCTTTGAGTAATAGCAGTGCCTTAAATATACATTAATTTTTTTCATTGAGTTTCTCCAAATCGTATTCATTCCACCAAGACTTCCAATCAATAAAGAAATCTCTATCATACTCTCCTTGTAAATGAAGTGTTAATGATGGGATAGGTGTAAAGCAAAAATGTCCTCTTTCATAATAGATTTTGCAAATACTATCCATTTCCATTGTTTCACTCACTTCACTGGTTCCCATTTTGTGAAATAAATCCCAGTGCTTTCTTATAATACCTATGTGAGTCATCAAAGTGACTGCTGGATGAATATTAGTTCTCCAATATCTGTCCTTTGATACTACAATATTACAAGAAACAGCAGTATTCTCTGCTTGATGATATTCTGCTGGTTTATTAAATGGAAAGATACTTGCTGGAGCATTTAGATTACAACTAAACTGATTAATAGCGTGTATCATCAGTTCAACAGAGTTTTGTTGATGAAGAAAATCATCCTGAACAAAATATACCCAATCTTTCCCAAAGTCTCTTCCGTGCTCGTAACACCTCAAGATAGAAGGCATAATACCATAAGTCTCAAGATGAGTTAGATTAGTTTTAAACTTTGCGATGGTGATAAGTTTTTTTAGAATATCTAAAAACTCTTTGTCCGAGTGGTCATCAAAGATTTGTAGTTCAATCTCATAATCTGGATAATGTTCTTGTGTGTAATTGAGACTATCAATCAAAGAAAAGATACACCTTGAAGAAACTTCAATCTTTGGTGCCTCACAATATCTTCCAGAATCCTTATCACGATTTCCTTTTGAATGTGTCTGAACAACAACTAACAAATGAGTTTTCATAAGTCAAACTTGGAATAAAGTTTTACATTCTCTTCTCCTATTACATCAATAGGATTTTGTGAAATTTTAGCAAGATTTGGACGAATATCGTGAAGCCCTTTAAGTCCCCATTCTTCATCCTTTTGTTCTCCACAAGCATTTTCAATATTATTAAAAGTATTTGTATGAGATGGAACTTCTAGAAAGTTGTAAATCTTATTAAGTTCTTCTTCTGGATTATTTACAAGAGCATTATATTCAACTAAATGAACCCAATCTGGATACTTATTGAGTCCATAAATCATTGATTCATAAGAAGGAGCAACATAATATCTCCAAATGTATTCGGCACGATTGTTATTTGTGATTGGTAGATTATCTTTTCTTAAATGATTATCAATGAAGTTATTTTCGTGTTGAGTTCTTTCTATAAGTGAAATATAAGATGTAAGAACTTCTGGTATAGAACGATAAGTTGCTACAATCTTTGGTTTGTTAGAAAGAAACATTTGAACTGTATCAAGGTTCTTTCCCCAAAACCGATGCTTATCTAGGATTGTTGATTTTGGAATGTGATTATAAAAGTTTGCAAGAACTGCCTTATAGACATTATAAGAGATTGCCTTGCGGTCAAAGGTGAATTGAATATCTAAAGTATTAAATGATTTCTCAATATCAGTCACTACATCACCCAATGGAGATGTTGGTGATACATAAATGTCTGGATGTTGATTGAGAAGAGACCCAAGTAATGTAGAACCACTTCTTGGAAGTCCTCCAAGAAAATATAATGTCTTCATAGTTTATTGCTTTCTTATTATGTATTATATCACAGGGTCTATGTATGTGAGTGCTGATGTATGAAAATATGCAGAACTTACTTGTTTCCAGTTGGTTCCTCCGGCAAAGGTAGTGACTGGAGTACTTATGTTACCTGCTATTACTGCGTTTCCAAGTCTTCCACTATTACCAGAACCCCAAGTCCATAGAGTTCCATCAGTCTTGATTGCTGCTGTATGAGAAATTCCACCACTTACTTGTTTCCAGTTGGTTCCACCAGCAAATGTGGTGACTGGAGTGGATACATTGGTTGTTACTGCGTTTCCAAGTCTTCCATTAGCACCATTACCCCAAGTCCATAAGGTTCCATCAGTCTTGATTGCTGCTGTATGAGCATTATTATATCCAGAACTTACTTGTTTCCAGTTGGTTCCTCCAGAGAATGTGGTGACTGGAGTGGATACATTGGTTGTTGTTGCGTTTCCAAGTCTTCCATAACCACCAGCACCCCAAATCCATAAGGTTCCGTCAGTCTTGATTGCTGCTGTATGAGAAACTCCAGAACTTACTTGTTTCCAGTCGGTTCCACCAGCAAAGGTAGTGACTGGAGTACTTATGTTACCTGTTGTTACTGCGTTTCCAAGTTTTCCTTGACTACCAGAACCCCAAGTCCATAAGGTTCCATCGGTCTTGATTGCTGCTGTATGAGAATTTCCAGAACTTACTTGTTTCCAGTTGGTTCCTCCAGAGAATGTGGTGACTGGAGTACTTATGCTACCTGTTGTTGCTCCGTTTCCAAGTCTTCCATTACCACCAGAACCCCAAGTCCATAGAGTTCCATCGGTCTTGATTGCTGCTGTATGAGAATTTCCACCACTTACTTGTTTCCAGTTGGTTCCACCGGCAAATGTGGTGACTGGAGTACTTATGCTACCTGTTCCTACTGCGTTTCCAAGTCTTCCACTAAAACCAGTACCCCAAGTCCATAGAGTTCCATCGGTCTTGATTGCTGCTGTATGTTCTCTTCCACCACTTACTTGTTTCCAGTTGGTTCCTCCAGCAAATGTGGTGACTGGAGTGGATGTATTAATTATTGTTGCGTTTCCAAGTATTCCATTAGAACCAGAACCCCAAGTAAATAAGTTCCCTTCACGAAATAACTCAGCAGGAACAAAGATATCATCAAAACTATAATCAAGTCCGTTTTCTCTAAAGTTATAAAAGGTAGGCATTGGGATTTCTTGGAAACGACTTTTACTCTATAAAAATCACAGGAGTGTTCATTTTTTCACTCCACTCTTGAAGATATTGTCTAACTTCGGAATTCATTTCTTTATTATTTATTCTCAATGCTTTTAGATATTGACCATTCTCATTTTGCTCCACAGACACCAGTACATCACATTTATCGGGTCTCATTTCTTCGGGAAGTAAATGCTGACTCCAAGCACATTGATAATTTCTACAAGATTCTGGTCGTCCTTTATGAACTCCACATCCATTACATTCTAAAAACTTACAAGACTTTCCTGCTCCAAACTCCCAAGCAAAAGAATCACCAATTAACCAAGTACAACAAGCAGTGCATTCTCCACAATCACGAAACATATTCATATGTTTATATAAGATTTCTCATTGTATATATCCTCATAAAAATCACCAATATCTCCATTCATTCTAGAATGAAATAGACATTTTGCATTGCAATTTGGATTACTACCAATCCAGAGTTCTCTATCAAGTCTATAATCACTTTCCAAATATTTGTCATCTAATGTATTAATGTAAGAAGAATTTGCCCACCAAAAATTACCAGCAAAAAAAGAAGTGTTTTCTTTTGGATAACTCATAGAACCATCACCCCATAAAGTTGGTCCTGTTGGATAATGGTCAGTACCACAACAATCATAATCTTCCAAATATTTTATACATTCTTTCCATTTATCAATCACAAAATATTCCATATATAATCTCCAAGCATTTGTTTGAAGATTGGTTTTACTTGCTCCTTTAGTATGAAAATAAAGAACCTTATAGTCTGAATTTTCCCTACAAAAATCTCTTAAGGACATTAGGGTTTCTGTTTCTTCTTTCCAATTATAGTTTCTTTTTATGACCGCTTTTTCTGGTACATTGAATAATTCCTGATCTCCATTCACTCCAAAGTGAATATGAGATGCATCTTTGACAAGACCTGAAGTATATAACCTATGCAATTGTTGCTGATAAACGAAGGCACCTAAACCTATTTGGGCAATATGATAAAAGATTGCGAGTTTCACGAATGATATACTCCTCCATTTTCTCCAGACATTCCTTTAACCATAGTAAGACCAAGATTTGAAATACTAATGATATTGTCTTTATTGATAAAACGATAAAGAGAATGTTCTACATCAGTGCCAGCAGTATATTGAATCATTCTTTCCATATACTTAAATGCTTTCTCAAGTGCTTCTACTGCATCATTAAATAATATTCTATCAAAAGACCAGAGACCAGTAATCATCATACCTTTTGCACCATAGAGATATGCATAAACATTCTCAAGTTCTTTCTCATCATAGTTTTCTGTTTCTTGAGGTAGATACTCATATCTTTTTAGAATATACTTACCTTCTAGAAACTTACTTTGATAATCTTTTATATCAAAATCATCGTTCAATAAGTATCTACCAGTAAGTTTAAAAACTCTTTGACTATCACTGAATAGATTGTGTTTCTTGATTACATAAAGGGTATTTAATAATCCTCTTGTTTCTAATAATGATTTGCCATAAGTAATCAATTCTGGTCTTTCTTCGAGATTCTCATAGATTTGTTTTAGAACTGGTTCTTCACAAAACTCTAAAAACAAATCTGCTTTTTCTTTAAGAATATCTTTTTGTTTTTCTTCAATCGGTCTAGAAGAGCACTCAAATAAAACCACATAAGACTCTGGAACTTTATTACGAATACATTCAATCGTTTCTAATGTTTGATTAAATCTTTGCTCTTCATCATAAGCACTGAACTTATCTTCTTGAAAGTGTTTGAGTGCTGAACCAACTAAAAATAAAAATTTCATAGGTAATCTGTATTAAAACTAATAATAATTCTTTCTTCTGTTTCTTCTTCTGTGAAGTGAACTAAATCACTTGAGAAGATTACTAACAACCCAGGATAAGGTTTGATTGATGTATCTGGAAAAATGAGTGGAGTGCTTCCAGAAATATAAAATGCTCCACTTATAATACTTTCTTCGTGCTTATGTGCTTTGAGTTTATTTCCTGGTTGCGAGATATTAAACCAACTATTGATAAATTTTAGAGGTGGAATATAATACTTATTACAATATAGTCTTACATATTGCTTAAGAATGTTTTTTAATCCAGTCAATTCTGGGTACATTAAAGTAGGCATTCCGTGATTATAAGTAGAAACACCTTTTGTTACAAGTCCGTGAGAAGAAGTTTCTATTTCCAGAAGTTTGCTCTTGATGGTATTTAGATTGAGAAAAGAAAGGTTATACTCCTCTATCATTCATAAACTCTCCAAACTCTTTAATGGTGGCGTCCCAAGTTCTTGGTTTCTTTTGACGGAATAGATGAACATTATCTCCATACCACCAAGACTTACCAGTAGAACTTGTCCATACATAATACTCCATAATCGGCACAAATACACAAACTTCTTTACCCATTGATGCTGCAATATGAGCAATAGAAGTGCAAGAAGTAATCACCAAATCCATTTGAGATACGATAGAGAATGTATCTGTAAAATCACGATTTGGAATATCAAAAGTCTTTACATCATAACCTTCTGGTGGTTGTTCATCTGGTAGTTGAAGTGAATAGAGTGATGCATTGGTTTTTGAAACAACATCAAATAATCCATCAGCATTCACTGAACGAAAATGTGCTTGTTCAAATCCAGAACCAGAGTTCCAGAACATACCAATCTTAAACTTTTGGTCTTCTTGTAAATAAGAATATTGTTCTTCTTTTTCTGGAAGTGGTTTGATATATGGTGTTTGTCCTAAATCTTCTACTTTAAGATTGAGATAGTAAGGAAGTGCAAGACCATAAACCCAACAAGCATCTTTTGGTAGTTCTGGATTATCCCAAACACACTCAACTTCAAATCCATTGTATTGAAAGATTTTTTGTAGGTCTCTTCGTGTGGTTGTCCAGACTGGTTTCATTCCAAGTTTTTCAATGTGTTTCATAAAACGAATGTGAATAATCTCATCACCAGCACCACACTGATTATCAATAATAATAGTTCTTCCTGGAGTTACTATTCCATTCCACTTCTCAAACTCTGGAAGTTTTCTGTTTTTATATGCCTCAACCTCTCCTGCTTTGAGGAAATGTTGAAGTCCTGTATGAATATCATCCTTACGGAAATAATGTCCTGATAGATTATGATATGCTTTTCTTTCAATCTCCTCTGGAAGTTTATATTTAAGAAGATTGAAGAGTAGTTTTTCTGCTTTCTCTTTTTGATTCAGTGCAGAATAAGAGAAAGTTTCCTCAAGAAGCAGTTCAGTATCTTGAGGATTTTGTGACTTGATTTTTGAGATTTGAGTTAGTGCTTTATCTGGATAATTATTTTGATTATATGCGTTGATTAGATTTTTTGTGGTTGTATAGTTTTCTTCTTTTGTTTTTGTGAGTTTTAATGCTTTTTCTCCACAGATTATAGCATTTGAGAAATCTTTTATCTCAAAGAAAATCTTGGCAACATCATTGTGTTGCTCAAAGGTTTCTGCTCTTTTACCAAATGCTTGAAGAACTTGTGTTGTAAGTTCTTTTTCTTCAAACGAATATAAGGTCTTTGCTACCAACTCAAGTGGATTCATTGTATGATTATGATGTATTTTGAGTATTTAGATGAAGTCTGATGATTTGATTGCTGCTGTATGAAAACCTCCAGAACTTACTTGTTTCCAGTTGGTTCCTCCAGAGAATGTGGTGACTGGAGTGGATACATTGGTTGTATCTTTGGTTCCAAGTCTTCCAAGACTACCATAACCCCAAGTCCATAAGGTTCCGTCAGTCTTGATTGCTGCTGTATGACTTACAAGAGATGAACTCACTTGTTTCCAGTTGGTTCCACCAGCAAAGGTAGTGACTGGAGTACTTATGTTACCTGTTGTTACTGCGTTTCCAAGTCTTCCACTATTACCAGAACCCCAAGTCCATAAGGTTCCATCAGTCTTGATTGCTGCTGTATGAGAATTTCCACCACTTACTTGTTTCCAGTTGGTTCCTCCGGCAAATGTGGTGACTGGAGTACTTATGCTACCTGTTGTTACTGAATTTCCAAGTCTTCCATTAGAACCATCCCCCCAAGTCCATAGAGTTCCATCGGTCTTGATTGCTGCTATATGATGATATCCACAACTTACTTGTTTCCAGTTGGTTCCTCCAGCAAATGTGGTGACTGGAGTGGATGTACTAGTTATTGTTGCGTTTCCAAGTTTTCCACTACCCCCCTCCCCCCAAGTCCATAAGGTTCCATCAGTCTTGATTGCTGCTGTATGATAACCTCCAGAACTCACTTGTTTCCAGTTGGTTCCACCAGCAAAGGTGGTTACTGGAGTACTTATGATACCTGTTCTTACTGCGTTTCCAAGTCTTCCAGTAAGACAATAACCCCAAGTCCATAAGGTTCCATCAGTCTTGATTGCTGCTGTATGAGAAGCTCCAGAACTTACTTGTTTCCAGTTGGTTCCTCCAGAGAATGTGGTGACTGGAGTGGATACATTGGTTGTTGTTGCGTCTCCAAGTTTTCCAAAAAAACCATCCCCCCAAGTCCATAGAGTTCCATCAGTCTTGATTGCTGATGTATGAGCTCGTCCACCACTTACTTGTTTCCAGTTAGTTCCTCCAGAGAATGTGGTGACTGGAGTGGATGTAGTAGTAGTTATTGTTGCGTTTCCAAGTATTCCACTAGAACCATGACCCCAAACCCACAACTCTGGAGTCTTTCCAATTTCTTGAGCGATACTTGGATAAACACTCATCAAATAATCTTTAGTTATAAATTCATAAGCAACATCAACACCATTACTTCTTCTGAAGTTAGTAGTTACTCTCTGATTAGAACTCATTTTACTCTGCTACTGGTGGTTGAATTTCTTCTGGAAGTTCTCTCACAATCACATCATAAACTTCATCAATGGTCTCACAAGCATCAATCTCTTGAAGTTTTGCAAGTTCCCAATCAAATGCTGCTTGAACTACTTTGTCAATTTCACTTACAATATATTGAAGATTTTCTGTGCTAACTTCTAACCAACCACTCAAGAACTTAAAATTATGAGAATCTGGTGCTGCACTTAACTTACTTGCAAGCAACACTCTTTCTTCTCTTGAAGTTGATACTTGAACTGAATTTCCATTAACATCTAAAGTAATTATTGTATTTTCTTTTTCTTTTCTGTATGGAGAAACTTCTTGTTTGCGAATTACTTTAACTTCTTCTAGAGTCTTATCAACAATTGGATAAGTAAATATTACTTTTATTGGAATATCATCTTCAATATCTTCAATGATTTCCCAAGTAAAGTTTCCAATATTATGATACTTTGGATCGTGTTCTGGAACTACCTTTTCAATTGGTAGAAGATGTGTAAGACCATCACTAAAATGAATTGGAAGGTCTGTATAACTTTGTGGAGAAATTCTTTCTTCTACTTCAAGGTCTTCTAAATCGGCATTAATGTATTTCACATTAA